CCGCGACATCCCCCCGCGACACGCGGCCCCCCCGCCGCTCGTAGGGACTGGGGCTGAGCTGCCAGTGCATCGCGCGACAAAACGGGTTCGCCTTCGCCGCCGCCATGTTCGCCGCCCAGTATGCGTGGTTGATCGCCGTGCGCGCCAATCTCTGCGCGTTGTAGTCGATCTGCCGGTCAAAGGGAATATCCGGGTAAAGCGTCAGCCAGCTGACCGGCATTTTCGCTTTCGGGCTGACATACGCCTCCAAGTCCTGCGCGATTTGCAGCGCGCTGCGATGCTGGGCAATCCCCTGCGTGAGGATATCCTCAATGCTGCCTTGCAGCTGGTCGGTGCGGTTCCATATCCGGCGCGACAGGCTTTTCCCGTCGCGGTACATCCGCCCGTCGATCAGCATCCGCAACGCCGCATCCGGCGTGCGAGAAAATGTGCCGGTAAAGCTCCCGTCCACGCCGACCATCGCCAGCGCGTCGTTCAGCCACCCTTCCACCGCATCGCCCGGCAGTCCTGCCGACTTGCGCATGCCGGAGAGGATCGTACCGCCCAACTCGCCGCGCATCTGCTCGATGCGCTTTTCAAGGGCTTTCCGGTAATCCGTCACCCAGCGCTCGGTCAGCGTTCCCGCCTTGGTCGTTTCCGCCTGCTTTGCCAAATCGCGCGCCGCCTGCGTGTAGATGCCCTGAATCTTCTTGCCGGTGATGTCGATGTTCTTCAGGTGCGCCGCGCGGGCGGCAGCCATGCGCGCTTCAAAGTCCTTGTAGGTCATCCTCTGCGCCATGCCGCCGCTCGCTCCTTTCCTCTTGCGCGTCTGTCGCGTTTAACGCGCGTTTCCTGCGCGTTCGCGCTTTTCGTCGTGGGATTTTAGCCCCGCGCATCGTCGGGCGTTACAGGGCGTTTTTTTCGGGCAATCAAAAAACGCCCCGTTCGGAGCGTTCCTGATTCATCTATCTATAAACCGCCACGATGCCAATCAAAACTGCAACGCCAATCACCGCCAAACACACGCCCAGACATCTGCCTCGCTTTACTATTCTGTGTTCAGCCTTCCTGCGCTTTTGGATAATCTTCTGAGCTTTATTTCGTTCTCTTTGAGTCATCGGTTTAGGCGGTTTCCCGATAGGACGCTCATAAACCTTTTCGCCGTAGACTTCAAGTCCAATTACGCCCTCAAGTTCTTTCTCTCTTTCAGGCTTCTTTTGCACACGACGCTTTGGCTTTGGCTTTGTCGCTGAATACTGTTGTGTATGGCTGATTCCCGTTCCCGGAATGGAGGTCGTTGTTCTTATTCCTTTCGGTCCTGCACTGACTCGAAAGCCTTTCACTCCTGTGCTAATGCCCACTCCACTTTTGCTCAGGTTCAACCGCGTATGCTTGCCCAGTTTGATACTCCTTCTGAAACGAAAGCCCATGTTCTATCCCTCCACGGTGGTTTCTGAAGAAATAATATCATAATTGATTACTTGTTTCAAGTTCGGTTTTCATTCCCTGCTCGAACCCGTCATCCAGCATTTTCTGCTCGGAGGCGATCTGCGCAAGCTCCGCGTTCCCGTCCGCGTCCGGCTGCCATTTTTCCAGATAGCTCTTTCGGCTGCGCGCCTGCTGGCTGACCTCCTGCAAATCAAGCGTCCGCTCCGCGTCCTCGTCGTCGGCGATGGGGTAGCGATGGTCGATGCTCACGGTAAAGTCAAGCGCGGGCAGGCTGCCCGCGCCGTAAACGCCCGCCATCTTCACCAGCGCCTGCACCATCCATCGAAGTGCCGCATCCCACTCGTTCCACTTTTCCTCGCACCTCGTCGTCAGCTCCCAGTACAGGGCTTTCATTGCCTTGCCGGATGCCGCAAAGCCCTTGAGCTGTTCAAGGGATACGTTCGGCACGGACAGCAGACTGTACATGTCGTTCTTGTCCCGATTCAGTGCGTTCTCGATACGTTCATTATAGGAAAACTGCGCTTCAAGGATTTTCGCGTCAACCTGATGGTCGCTGCTGGGGTCTGTCTGCGCGTCGATGATTGCGCCCGGCGCAATCTTCACCCTGTCCATCGTTTCCTGATTCGCATCGCGGAAAACCCGCTGCGGGAACATGTTGAATTTGAGCGCGTCGCGGTCATCGCTTTTCAGCCGGTTATAGTCGTCCTGATTGTCCCAGAGGCGCTCCACGTCGCTCTTGCCTGTCATGTCGCCGGTCAAACCGTCGTTAATGATGACATAGACCGGAATGAAGTCAAGCCCCGTGTTCTCGTCGCTGTGGGTCTCGCTGATTGTCCGCCCCGTGCCGTCATACAGTCCCTCAGTCAGATAGCAGCGTCCGTCCCGCAGCTCGTACTTCTGCCGCCAGATGCGCTGCTTGAGCCTGTCCGTGCTTTCATTTGTATGATAGAAGAAGATGACCTTCGTCAGCCTGTCCACGTCCTCCGGGTCAGTGTCGTATACAAATTCAAGGCTGGGGCGAAACTGAATTCCCAGCTTGCCGCCGCGCCTGCCCGTGAGCTTGAGCGCGACACGCTTGCCAATGAAGCAGTCCTTCGCCGCGTCCAGCAGCTTCTTGCTCCACTTCTGTTCTTCCAGCAGCGCGGTCAGCCAGTCGCCGATGATGTCCGCGTTCGCCCGCGCCGCCTTGCTGTCCTTTTCCTTGGGGACGATGTGCAGCTCCGGCTCCACGCCCATCATATAGCGTGCTTCCTTGCCAATCAGCTCCGCGATGATATTCGTCACCTTGACGGTCGGCGTATAATCCAGCCCCTTGGTTTCGACCCGCCACCTCTGCCCGTCGCCGTCGTACAGACTGTAAAGCCGGATAATATCGTTGATATCCCGCGTCACCTGCTCGCCGAGCAGTCCGGCGAGCTCCTGCTTGATCCAGTCTGTGCTGTCCAGTTGATAAGGCTGCATCAGTGCCTCGCCCCCTTTCCGCTCACGTTGCTCGTGCGCCTGCTCCTGTAAATATGCTCACGGTTGCCATACGCCACCGCGTCGATGCTGTGGTCATCGCCGTCCGGGTATCGCTCGACCAGCATGCCGCTCTTGTCCCGCGCGTACTCATACGCGGCAAACTCGCGCGCCGCATTCGGACATGTTATCGGGTCAATGACAATCTGGTCGAGGTCGCGCAGCCAGTCATAACCCGTCTGCCGCGAGTTCTTGCCTTTCGTTACGCCGGTAATGTTGATGCCGTAGTCCGTCCGCAAATCGACGATGACCTGCTTTGCCGCGTTATCCGCGCGGATCAGCTCGCCGTGGCGTGCAATCTTTTTACATGCCGCCGCGATCTGCTTGGTCGTCATCTCGTTTTGATAGACCTCCTCGTAGATGTACAGTGTCCGCAACTCCCCCGCCTCGTAGTAGGTCTTTTCGATGGCGTTCGGGTCAACATAGCCGAAGTCCATCCCGATGTTCGGCTTCAGCTCAAATCGCAGCCGGTCCTCCTTGGCAATCGGCTTGATGCGCAGTGCCTTGAAAACCGCGCCGCCCTCGCCGGTCGCAATGCCCAGATAGGTATGCTCATATGCACGCGGGTTGCGCACTTTCAGCTCCTCCGCACGCTTGATGAATGTCGGTCCGAGCCATGCGACAGGGACCATCGTATAATCGCTGTGATGAACAAAAACGCTCTTGCCGGGGTCTATTGCCCACTTGTTCACCCAGTTATTTGCGCTTTTCGGCGGGTTATAGGTGCAGACGCAAAGCGCAGCCTTGCCGCCGCGAATCGCGGAATCCAGTACATTCTCAATTTCGCCCTCGCCTGCAAACTCGTCGAGTTCTTCAAACCAGACGTATTTGAAATATTTTCCGAACGGCAGCTTGATGGATTTGATTTTCTTCGGCTCGTCCAAGCCCTTGAAAACAATCTTCTGCCCTGTTCGCTCGTTGACAATCTCCATCGGGCTGACGGTCACTCTCCAGTGGTCGCCCAGTCCCAGCACGTCAATCGCCCACTGCATCTGCTCAAAGACACTGCCGCGCAATGTATCTCCAACCTTGCGCAGCACCAGCGCGCAGGCATCCTCGTCATGCTCCAGTCCCGCGCTGATGCCGAGACTTGCCGTCGAGGATTTCATGCTGCCGCGTCCACCGCCCAAGAGTGCTTTGGTATATTCGCCAGTGCTATCGAGCAACAGGCTTAGAACCCCGTCAAAACACCGCGCTGTATTCTCATGCAGACGGCGGTCGATGGCTTCCAGCTCTCCTTCCGGTCGCTTGGTCTTGCCGATCAGCTTTTCCAGCACGTTTTCCCGCTTCGCCATCTTCTCACCGCCTTTCGTTTTGTGACATTGAACGCGCGCATGGGCTGAGCCCGTTTTCACCTCCGCCAAACGTCCGCGCGCATTGCCGTTTAAGCGCACGCGACCGATATTTGGCAAAGAAAAGAGGCAGTACGCCGCGTCCTGCATACTGCCATGAATCAAAAAGGAGGTTTTCCAGACCGCCGCGCGGGTCATGCCCCGCTTTGGCGGATGAAGCCCGAAGAATTTCGGGCATAGCTTCGCCCTCCGGCTCTCGAATCGAGGCTGGCTGGCGTTGTCGGAGTACCGTCCGACTCGTCTGTTCGGGCTTTCCGACGTGGGGAATCCTCGACCCGCCGCCTTTCAGCCCTGCTTATCGTCCGTTTGTTCAAATACCGCGTGCATCGTCACTTCGCGCATGCCGCCCGGCAGGTCGAGCGCGACCGTAATCACGCCCTGCCTTGCGTCTGCGCAGGTGATCGTATGCGTCACTTCCAGCAGCGGTCCGCCGACCACTTCGGTCACGCCGTTTTGCCGGACTACCTGCGTCCCCTGTACGCCGTGCCAGTACAACGCCATGACCGCCGTCATCTGCTCCTCCGGGATTGCCTCGTAAGGTTCGCCGAGGATGCGCAGCACGCCGCGCAAATGCCGCAGCCTCTGCCACATATCAGCGTTCATAACGCAGCCAACGAACACATAGCCCGGCATAAGGATGCGCTCGTGCTCCTGCCCGCGTGTCGTGTAATGCTCGACCGGCAGCAGGCTGTCCGCGTCGCCC